TATAGGTATTCAAAACTACATTCCAACTTAGATTTAGTTGGTACAGGTTATTCAACCGTTCATCAAGTGATGGCTGCAAGACTTGCATTATTCAAAGATTATGAATCAATGGATAGTGATAGTATTATATCAAGTGCATTAGACATATATTCAGATGAATCAACAATGAAATCTGAATATGGTGATGTATTAAAGATACAATCAGATAACGAAAACATCAAAGAAATATTACATAATTTATTTTATGATATTATGAATATTGAGTTCAATCTATGGCCTTGGGTTCGTAATATGTGTAAATATGGTGACTTTTATCTTTACTTAGATGTTAGTGAAAAGTATGGTATTACAAATGTGATTCCACTTTCACCTTATGAAGTCGTAAGGGCAGAGGGAGAAGACCCAGAGAATCCTTATTACACTAAGTTCTACTTAGAAAGTATTGAAGGTGCACATCCTTATCTTGGTCAAAATAATAAAACCAGTCAAGGAAAAAATATTGAGTTTGAAAATTTCCAAGTTGCTCACTTCAGATTAACGAATGATAGTAACTTCTTACCTTATGGTAAATCAATGATGGAAAGTGCTCGTAAAACTTGGAAACAATTAACACTTATGGAAGATGCGATGTTGATTCACAGAATCATGAGAGCACCATCAAAGAGAGTTTATAAGATTGACATTGGTAATATACCACCAAACGAAGTTGACAATTATATGCAAAGAATTATCAACAAGATGAAGAAGACACCTTTCCTTGATGAGAATACAGGTGATTATAATCTAAAATACAACATACAAAACTTAACAGAAGACTTTTTCTTACCAGTTCGTGGTGGAGATAGTGGAACTGAAATCAACGAGTTGGGTGGATTGGACTATGATTCAACCGATGATATTGAATATTTAAAAAATAAAATGTTGGCATCACTAAGAGTTCCAAAGGCATTCTTAGGATTTGATGAGAATGTCGGTGGTAAAGCAACACTTGCAGCAGAAGATGTAAGATTTGCTCGTACCATTGAAAGAATACAAAGAATTATAATATCAGAGTTAACAAAGATTGCAGTTGTTCACTTATATTCACAAGGATATACAGATGAAGAATTAGTAAACTTTGATTTAGAACTAACCAATCCATCAACTATGTATGACCAAGAAAAAGTAGAATTGTGGAGTTCAAAGGTATCATTGGCTCGTGATATGGTAAGTGACAAAATCTTACCTACAGAATGGGTGTATGATAATATATTTAATTTCTCTGATGAGGAAAAGAATATAGTCAGAAATCAAATTATTGATGACCAAAAAGATAAGTTCAGACATGAACAAATTGAACAAGAAGGTAATGACCCTAAAGATAGTGGAGAATCAGTTGGAACACCAAGTGACATGCAGTCAGGTGGTGGATTTGATGAAGATAGTTCATCTGGTTCAGTATTTAAAGATGAAGGTGGTTCACCTGAAGGTGGGTTTGAAGGTGCTGGAAGACCTAAAGAAGCCAATAAATATGGTAAAGAGAGTGGTGCGAGAGGTCGTAACCCATTAGGTAGAGAAGACTTGAAACCAAGAAATAAAAAAAGTAAGTTCACATCACCACTGGCATTAGCACATTACGATGCATTAAAAAAATCCATGGGTAGTAAGGCAACAGAATTAATCTCAGAAGAAAAGAAAATTGATGAGGTCAGTAAAGAATACAATGAATATAAAGAAGATAAAACTAAAAAATAGTGTAGATTAAATACACATTTCTTGAAAGTTTTATATTTATTAAAGTAGTATAAAAGGATATTGGAGCAAATATGTCTATTTCAAATGTTAAACATAACAAAATAAAAAACACGGCAATTCTATATGAATTAATGAGTCGTCAAATCACGGTTGATGTGTTAAATGACACAAAAAATTCACCAGCCGTGAAGATATTTAAAGAATTTTTTAATAAAAATACAGAATTAGGTAAAGAATACGAACTTTATCGTATTATAACTGAGAAAAAGTATTCACAAGAATCTCATGCAGTTAAATTACTTGATGCTGTTATATCAAATCGTCAACGATTATCAAATCGTAGATTAAACAACGAAAAGTTTAATTTAATTAAAACAATTAAAGAAAACTATAATGTAAAAGACTTCTTTAATACAAGATTACCAAATTTCAAAGTATTTGCTTCAATATATAAAGTTTTTGGTAATTCTGAAAATGAAAATCCTGTTGAAACTACAGATAGTACAATTACATTGGTAGAACATATCACTTCAAAACCTAAAAATGATAAAAGTAAGTCTAAAGTCATGGAAAACTTATCAGAACAAGATAAAGACCTAAGATTGTTGACTTATCAATTATTAGTAGATAAATTTAATTCTAAATATAAATCTTTAAACGAAAGTCAAAAAGATTTACTAAAAGAGTATATTAATAATCTATCTAATACTAATTCATTGAATGAGTTTGTTAATAGTGAAATTGTTAAAATTAAATCAACTCTAAAAAAATATGTAGTTAAAGTGGATGATGATATTACTCGTATTAAGTTAGAAGAGGCCATCAATCATATTGACACATTGGTTCCATCAAAAGTAGTTAAAGATAAAAATATAATCTCACTAATGAGATATTATGAGTTAATTAAGGAATTAAAAGATGTCACTATCAGAAAAACAACTTAAAGAACTTCTCAAAAAAATAATTCGTAAAGAACTTCAAGAAAGAGAAATTGAAGAAGTATCAACTTCTGCGGCAACACCTGGATATATGACACCTAATGCATTTAGTGGTACAGGTAAGATGGATAGAAGAGATTCAGTTGCAAGTGGTAGTGGATATTCCAAAGTAAATGAAGATAAAGACATAGGTCATCAAGATGATGAACCAAACATGTTAAGGTCAACTACTTTAGAATTAATGGAATATAGTAAAAAACTTCATGATGCATTAGAAAAATATGATAATTCATCTGAAGAAATAGATTTTCCTAATTGGTGGCAATCAAAACTAATCATATCAAAAGAATATTTACAAAAAGCATATCATTACTTAGATTCAGAAGAAAAGTTAAGTAATGAAGTCCAAACTGAACAGATTAACGAAGTAATGTTTGCAGTTAAAGTTGAGAAAGATGGTCAAACTATACAAACTATTGTTAATGCATCATCTAAATCACAGGCAAAAGCTAGAATTGCAAAAATACTTAAAGGTGGAATGAAGGCAGTTAAAGATGTTCAAAGAGTACAACCAACTCTTGGTAAACAAATTGATAAGAAAATTGAAGGATTTAAAAGTGATGCACAGAGAAGAGCTGCATTCGCAAATGGTTATGAAGAAAAGGGTAAAAAGAAAAAGAAAGAGGGTGTAAACGAAGGTCGTTATCACGATTGGAGAAATGACGAATCCCTAACACCAAAACAAAAAATTGGTAAAAGTATTCGTGAAGTTCGTAATTCACTAAGTGAATTAGATAAAGTGGTTAAGATGGCAGTTAAATTGAAAACAGAATTAAATGTAGATTCAAGGTCTTATTGGAAAAATACACATAAGGCAATCACAAAGATTTCAGAAAGATTAGTTAAGATGGCTAATAAAGTAGGGAACTTAAAATGAAATTAAAAGATTTAATAAAAGAAAATTTATGGAATGAAAGAAAGTTTGGTGAACCATTACCAACACTTGAAGACACAATGAAAGCTCATCAATTAAAAGAAAAAGAAGAAGATGGATATGTATCAAGGGTCAAGAAGATAAAGATGGTGCAGATGTATATGTTAAATCTGATAAAGGTCAGTATGTAAAAACTAAAGACCAATCATCAGATGATAAGGGTGATGATAGTGAGAAGAAAGAAAAACCAAAGGTAAATATTTTTGATAAACCAAAAGTAGGAACTAAACCTAAAGGAAACAAAACAGCCGATACACTAACAAAAGGTTTAAAAGATGGTGGATTAAATCCATATAAAGACGGCCCAATGATTAATCAAGCATTAGATGATATTGGAGGAGACCATTCAGAGTTAAAAAAGAGAATTGATACTTATGGAGATAATGTTCCATCATCAAAAGGTAAATCAGAAGCTGAATATCAAAAAGAAATAGATAAGTATAAAGAAGAAGGTGAAAAACTATCAAACGATATCGTTGATGCGATAAGTGATAAACCAAAGAAATCAAATGGTAAACCACAGAATGAACCATATAATGATGGTGAGATAGAAACCGTAGTAGAAAAAGATGTAGATGAAATAAAAGCTATGTTGTATGGTAAAAATCCACTTGCAAAGTATATGAGTTATAAAGATGACAAACACATACAACAACATCTTGATGCATTAAAAGATGTAGATAATATGTCACCTGGTAAAGAAGATTTTCACAGAGATGAATTGTTTTCAGTTCTTTCACAAGCTCAACAAAATATGGAAATGGGTAAAATCAAACAAGGTGAAAGGTTTAGTGGTGATAGAAAATTTCTACCTAAATCAAAAGAAGAAAGTGTTAATCCAAGTGATAAATTCTTAAAAGAAAGTATAGATTTATTAGAAAGAGATTTCGGTCAACCATTACCAACATTAAAATCAGTAATGGAAAAACATCAAAAGAATGTTAAAGAAGGCCCCGATGATGTAAGAGTCACTAAAAAACAATTACAAATGTTAATTAAACAAGAGGCTGCATTCAGAAAAAGAATGTTAAACATTGAACAAGGTTTCCTAAGAGACCCAAGACCAGAAAATAAAAAATTAGCAAAAGATATTAAAAAGTCCTACAAAGATAATGTAACTAAATTTATGAGAGAAGTTGTAGGAATGTTGAAGAGGATGAAATAATGAGAAACTTAATTGTAGATTATATACCATTTGAATTATCACCACAACAAATCCAAGAGTCTTTAAAAGAGAACAATGGTAAGTTAGTGGTTAAGGGTGTATTACAAAGAGCAGATGCAAAGAATCAAAATGGAAGAATATATCCAAGAGAAGTATTGGTTCGTGAATCTAAAAAATATAGTGATAACTTTATTAAACAAAGTAGAGCACTTGGAGAACTTGACCATCCTGATTCATCAGTAGTAAATTTAACAAATGTAT